AGGATTACTCAATCGCGCAGGACAGACAATCAAAGCTGGCGCATGGTTAGAGCGCACTGCATTGAATTATGCGAAAGAGCCAGCGCCGCTTACTGTGATGAAGACAAATGGCACTGCAATGCCAGGAGATCGCATTCGCACACTTTTGGATTCTTGGTCTAAAGCTCGCAAAGAGCGTGCGACGGCGTTTTTGAATGCTGATGTGGTACTTGAGAAATTGGGCTTTAATCCTTCCGAAATACAGCTCAATGAAGCCCGTCAATATATCGCTTTGGAATTATGCCGCGCAATCGGCATTCCAGCCTGGTTCGCGTCTTCTGATCCGCAGTCAAATACCTATTCCAATGCGATTAATCAGAGACGCGATCTAATTGATTACTCTCTCAAGCCCGTGATGACAGTCATTGAACAACGCTTGAGCCAAAGTGACTTTCTGCCATCAGGACAATACGCGCGCTTTAATTTTGGCGAATTCTTGCGTGGCAATCCATTGGAGCGCGCGCAGGTTTATCAAATTTTGTCAGGCATCGGAGCAATTACACCCGATGAAATTCGCAGAGAGGAAGACATGATCCGATGAAGATACAAGTACCGTTGAAGATTACTGCCGCAGATTCAAATGCGCGCACAATCTCAGGACGCATTGTGACATTTGATGAAGTCGCATTAACAAGCGCAGGACGCACAATCTTCCGTGCTGGATCAGTGCCAATGACACCTGTGAAATTAAATCTTGAACACGATATGACACGCCCAATTGGTCGTACTTTGTCGATGGACGAAGTGTATGAGAAAGATAAATTGATCGGAATCAATGCAACTTTTAAGATTGCCAATACAACATCAGGCAATGATGCACTTGAGGAAGCAATGGCAGGTCTGCGTGACGGATTCTCAGTCGGCGTTGCAGTCGATGATTATGAGACTGAAGATGGCGCAATGATCATTATTGCAAGTGAATTAATTGAAGTCAGCCTGGTGACAGAGCCCGCAGTGCGATCAGCCCGCGTGGCAGATGTCGCCGCTAGTGAAGACAAAGAGGATTCTGAAGCTGAAGATGCTTCAGATGCAACAACAAACCCGACCGAAGGAGAACAAGTGGAAGACACTACCGTTCAAGACGCTCCTGCCGTTCAAGAGACGGTGGAAGCTTCACTCAAGATCGAAGCGTCATCGCGTCCAGCTTTCTATGCAAAGCCACGCCTTGATCCAAGCCCGATCAAGTATCTCGAGAACACTGTACGCGCCGCGCTAGGTGATGAAGATGCTCGTCTTTATGTCGCCGCCGCCGCAGATACAACCGATAACGCAGGTCTCGTACCCACCCGACAGCTCACAACCGTGATCAACGGACTCACAAATACATTCCGTCCAAGCATCGAAGCCATCAGCTCAGGTGTATTGCCTGATGCTGGCATGTCCTTTGAATTGCCCAAGATCACCGTTGTACCAACTGTCGCTGACACTGCCGAAGGCAATGCACCAAGCGAAACCGATCAGAATGCGGCTTTTGTAACTGCAACAGTCAAAAAATATGCAGGACAACAGACTTTCTCTGTTGAATTGCTAGATCGCACAAGTCCTGCATTCTTTGAGGAATTGATGCGCACTCTCGCAGGAGCGTATGCAAAAGCTACAAATGCGGCAGTGAATAACGCGATTATCGCGGGCGCAACACTTGACAGCACAACTGTCGCCACCTATCCAACAGCCGCAGAGCTTCTTGGAATTGTTGCGCGTGGTGCGGCAAGCGTTTATGGCAATACTCAGAAATTTGCGTCAAGCATGATCGTATCGAGCGGTCAATGGTCAAATATCATGACCTTGAATGATAACGGTCGTCCAATTTACAACGCATCACAGCCACAAAATGCAGGCGGTGTTGTAACACCTTCATCACTTCGCGGCAATGTCGCAGGTCTTGATCTGTATGTCGATTACAACAACGGCGGCGATGGAGATGGAACAATCCTTATTGTTGATCGCGATGCGTATCAATGGTTCGAGAGCCCATCATTCCAGCTTCGCAGTAACTTGATCTCAACGGGTCAGGTCTCAATCATGATGTACGGATATGGTTCGATCGTCACCAAGATTGCGGCTGGCGCGTTCAAGAATAACAAGGCTTAATCAGCCACCTAGTCATGGACTGATTCGCTCCTGAGTCAGTCCAGCCGAATCGAAAGGATCAGAGCTAATGCCAGCAATTATCACTGCAACTCAATTGCGGAATGTGCTTGGTGTTAGCTCTGCCCTTTATGATGACACATATTTGAATCAAATTATTGACAGCGCGGAGAACATAATCCTGCCGATGCTGGTACAAAATAGTTCCAAAGTCGCATGGGTTCAATTGAAAGATAATGTCGCGTATTACTACACAGTACGCCCGCATGGATTCACGACCGGTCAAAGCATTGTGATCTCAGGACTTCCAGCCATATTTAACGGCACAAAGACCGTCACAAATGATTATCGATTTATTTCAGAATACACGCCGCAATATGGCTATCCATTCCCCTTCTTACCTGCGGGATACTCCATCGATTTTAATGGTCAAGTATTCTCATGCGCGGTTACAAATGCAGACATCGAGCTTCAGCCATCGATACCACAAGGCACTGCATACTTATCAGGATATGACGCGGCGACTTTGTATGCCAGCAGTCCCGCAGTCGAATCTGCGGTCTATGTCGTCAGCACAGAGATATTTCAATCCCGACTCTCGATCGGCGGTCAGCTCGAAGGCGTAGATTTCACACCAACGCCATTCCGTCTCGGCAGATCATTGCTATCGAGAGTCCAAGCTTTGCTCGCACCGTATCTTGATGTCGAAACAATGGCTCAATAATGCCCGCCAATTCAATTCAAGTCGATATTCGCGATGCGCTCAAGACAGCATTCTCAGGGCTGGCGGCATCGACATATAACAGCGTGCCTGAATCAGTCATATCGCCTGCAATCGTATTAGTACCTGGATCACCTTATTTTGAGCCACAATTGCTATCAAAAGGCAATGTCAAAATAAAAGTAAATATGGTTGCAACGGCAATCGTGTCGTATAACAGCAATCCAGCTTCTCTCGATAATATCGAGAAGCTAATCATTAGCATTCTAGCGGCTTTGCCTGCTGGATACATCGTGGGCGTTGTGGAGCGTCCATTGGTGACACAAATTGGTGCGGCTCAGTACCTTACGGCTGACATCAATATTTCGACATACTTCACTCAGACCAATTAAGGAGTAATCATGGCAACGACCGTCATCACGGGGCGCGATCTAGTCTTGACGATCGCGACCAAAAATTACGATGAGCAAGCTTTATCGGCAACGCTCAGCAATGATCCGACCATCGAGACTTATCAGACTTTGTATCAAAAAGCCTATAAGCACATTGATGATCAGTGGAGCTTTGAAATGGAGATGCTCGCCGATTGGGGCGCGGCTGATTCACTTTGCGAAGCTTTATGGAATGCAACCGAAAGCGCACCGAATACAACTTTGGCAGTCTCGCTGACTGCGGTATCGGGCGCTGTCTTTGCTTTCAATGTAATGCCAGCATTCCCAAGCGTAGGCGGTACTTCACCCGATGCACAGACCGTCAGTTTCTCATTCACCGTTGTCGGCACACCCACCGAGACATTCAGCTAAGAGATAGGACATCAGGAGCATGAAGTTAGGACTTGAAGTGACTTTCAATTCAGGCGAGCAAGTATCGGTGACGGTACTGCCGCCTGAATGGGTCAAATGGGAGACAAAAACAGGTCGCAGGATCACAGACATCAAAGGAGACAACCTTCTCGGAATGACTGATCTTGCTTTTTTGGCGTATCACGCAATCAAGCGTGAAGCGGCAGGCAAGCCATCACTTCCGTTCGATACCTGGATCGAGACTGTGGCAGACATAGATGCGAGCCCACTAAACCCAAAAGTCACGGCGGCGGATCAGTCGGGCGGCTAATTGTCGAGCTGGCGATCGCCACAGGAATTCCGATGTCTGAATGGACATCGGCTGAAGACATTATGACGGCGATTGAAGTATTGGAGAAGCGCAATGGCACAAGAGGCAATCAGCTATGACAGAAAAGAGCTGACTGCAATAAAGCGTGCGTTCAAGGCAATGGACGAGCAAGCTCTGGCTGAAGCCAAAAAGAAATCCAATGCTTTGGCTGATTTCTTGCGTGACAAAATTATCGCCGCCGCATACGGCAGGACAAAAGCCACTGCGGTGGCAGTCAATATTGCCAAAGGATCAAAAGTCGTCAAGTCATCAAAAGTCGGAGAGTTATCAATCGGCTTTGCGAGTCAAAAATTCTCAGGCGGTGCAACGACTCAACAACTTTGGGCTGGTATGGAATTCGGATCAAAAAGATTCAATCAATTCCCGTCCTGGAGCCCACAAGGTTATTTTATATATCCCACGCTTCGCGCTAATCAGGGCGAGCTTGTGAAACAATGGGAGCAATCATTCTCGGAGATTGTTAAGAGGTTCGACTGATGGCAGGATCACGCACACTCAAGCTGTCGATACTTGCCGATGTCGATGATCTACGCAAGAAGCTCTCGGCTGGATCAAATGAGGTCGAAGGCTTTGGCAGTAAGGTCGCAGATTTTGGCAAAAAAGCGGGATTGGCATTCGCGGCGGCAGGTGCGGCGGCGGCGGCATACGCTGGCAAGCTTTTGGTCGATGGTGTTAAAGCGGCAATCGAGGACGAGAAGGCACAGACGGCTTTAGCGACTAGCCTTCGCAATGTCGCAGGCGCAAGCGATGAAGTTGTTGCCAATGTCGAGAAATACATATCAAAGACGGCTGTGGCAGTCGGTGTCACTGATGATCAATTGCGTCCAAGCTTTGATCGCCTGGTACGCAGTACCAAAGATGTTGAAGCGGCTCAAAGACTTCAGGCGCTTGCTTTAGATATTGCGGCGGGAAGCGGTAAATCTCTCGAATCGGTCAGCTCGGCTTTGGCTCGCGGCTTTGATGGTAACACTGCGGCGCTTGGTCGCTTGGGCGTAGGACTTTCAGCCGCCGAATTAAAATCGATGACTTTTGATGAAGTCACAAAGCAACTTGCGGCAACCTTTGGCGGTCAAGCCACAGAGCAAGCTGAGACATTTGCGGGCAAGATGCAACGATTAGGCATTGCATTCGATGAAGCCAAAGAGACTGTGGGATCATTCGTACTTGATGCCATCACGCCATTAATTACCAATTTCGTTGATAAAGGCATACCCGCGATCCAGGATTTTGCAGACAAAATCGGCGGTCAATTATCGCCTGTCTTTACAGACTTATTTATTTTTATCCGCGAAGAAGCATTACCAGCATTGCAGAGATGGTATCAATTCCTGGTCAATGTGGTTATACCTGCAATCATCAAGACTGTCACACCCGTGATTCAAGGCATATTCTCAGCATTCAATAAAGTCAAGACTGCAATTGATCAAAATTATGAGTCACTCAAGCCATTGATTGACGGCTTCAAAGCTTTTGTGAAATTTGTTGTATCCGATGTCTTGCCAATTGTGGGCAAGGGATTGGGTACAGCATTCTCAGGTCTCGGATCAATTATTGCGGGATTGGTCAAAGGTTTCGCGGCAGTAGCAAATGCGATTGACAATATTGTCGATGGTGTTAGGTCTTTAATCAATCTGGTAACAAGCAATCCTGTGGTAAAGGGAATTGGCAATCTCATATCATCAGCTTTTGGTGGGGGTCGAGCTGAAGGCGGGTCAGTCAAAGCTGGTACTTCGTATGTTGTAGGTGAGCGCGGCGCTGAAATGTTCGTGCCAAAGACTGACGGTGTTATCGTGCCAAATAACAAGCTCAGTGGCGGTGGGGTGGTCAATAATTTCAATATCAATGTGACGGGCGCTCTCGATCAGGAAGGCGTTGCGCGTCAAATCGTAGATATTTTGAACAATAGCTTTTATCGCGGCACAATCGGAGCGGGCGGCTTGGTGTCAGCATGACGGCTTATACGCCCGAATGGAAGGTCTTAATTGAAGGCGTGGAATATCAAAATATCACGCTGACAAATCTGACAATTTCATCGGGTCGCACAAATATTTATGAGCAAGCTGTGGCGGGATATTGCAATTTGCAATTGATAAAGCTTGACAACACAACGACCATTCTTGACATCAATGACGGTCTGACCGTACAGATTAAGGACTCAACGGGTGCTTATGTCAATATTTTTGGTGGCTTTATTGCCGAATACGCCACCGAAATCACATCAGTGGGTACGGTGGGCGATGCTCAGACCATCAGCATTATTGCGCTTGGAGCTTTGGCACGATTGCCGCGATCTTTAACGGAAGGCGTACTCAGCACCGACTTTGATGGCAATCAGATATACACGATCCTGGAACAAGTCTTATTTGGTCAATGGAACGATGTACCCGCCGCATTGACTTGGGCGGCTTATGATCCCACTGAGACTTGGGCTAATGCCTTGAATACAGGCTTGGGCGAGATAGATCGTCCAGGCGATTATGAGCTGGCAAATCGATCTGCCAGCACGACCGATATTTATTCACTTGTTGCGGCGCTGGCAACATCAGGGCTTGGGTATATCTATGAAGACGCATCAGGTCGCATTGGTTATGCCGATTCAACCCATCGAGGCACTTACCTTGCAACTTATGGATAT